CGTTTTTTTGAGAAGCTTGCCAGAGCGCATTGACTAGGGCCGCTTCTTCGGGATCTGCTGTATTCTTGGCAACATTTCTGAGTGAGTCTTTAATTAGGCGATTCGCTGCAAACTGTGTAGCCCCTTTCAGGCCAGCAACCCCTACAGCGCCAGCTCCCCAGCCAATCAAGCTTGTTAAAACACTAGGCGTCCCCTGCCCAGAAAACTTAACAAACTGCTCTGCAATACCTTGGGTGGTAGGGTTGTCTACAGTTTCTTCGAACGTAGGCATCCCTGCGGCGGCTTCTGCGCCTTGCTGATCAGCCAGCTGTGCAGAGATCACATCTCTTTGCGCCTCTCTGTCCCTCCCTCGGAAGGTGTTGAGTATCGCGGACGCATTCAGGTAATTAGATCGTTGGCCTTGCACCCCCGATCTTAATCCTGCGACAAAAGTTTCCTTTACCGTTGCAGGGGCAGGGGTAAACTCTTCGTCAGGGGTATCGCCTGCCCTCCATGCCAAGAAAGCTTGTTGAGCGGGCGTAAGCTCTTCGCTCATTAAAATGAACCTACTTTCTTGACTGACTTAAAGAGTTTTTTCGCAAAAGGCTTACCGAAGATTGATGATGCCTGCCCCAAAGTAAGCCCACCTTCGAACACCACATCGCCCCCAGCAGGATCTTGATAACCAAGCACACCATCTGTACTTACGATTAGCCGATCAAACCGATCGTCCCCAAGCTGCGCGGGGGCGCGTCTTCTATAGAAATAATCCATTGCTGACCCCCTGAAGCCGGGAGATCCATTTTGAGCCATTATTTCAGCAACAACGTCTGTGATTGTGTTTCGAGCAATACGGCGGCTTGCCGCTGTGACTGCGCTGCTGTCGTCGTTGTCAGCGGCTAGAATCAACCTTCTCATCTGAGTTTTAAACTCTGCTGTTTCTGGGCTATTAGAGAACAGGTTAAAGTCAGGACTTGAAAGAAGTACGGTTATTTCCTCTGCAGCGGCCAAAGTCTTATCATCATTCTCGGACCTAAGTTCCCTTATCTTAGTTAACTCCCCTGCACGAAATTCCGCTTTCGCTTGAGAGTCGTCTTCTGCGGTATCAGCCTTATAGTCTGTAGCCCCGCGCTCCGCTAAGTTTGCTAGAGACTGTCCTACCGCAAGAGGGTCTTCTGCTCCCATCATAAAGAGCGAGATTATGCCACTCACTTTGTCTGGGTGCTGCTGAGAAATCGCTTGAAATTTCTGTTCAGTTAGCTGTTCGCCGGGGTCGAGCTGGTCGTTAAGAAAGCCCTCAACCTCGCCTCTTGCTTTTCTGCTTAATATTTTTTCACCTTCCGCCATAGCCTGAGCTAAAGCTGGAAGACTAGCTGTGAATTCTTTGAGAGGTATGGTCTCCCCCGCCTGTTCCATACGACGACGTAACGTATCTCGGTTTTGCTGTCGAAGCCCTGCCGAGCTTTCATCCATAGATGCCTGAATCGCGTCCGCACCTCCTCTCCCCTGCACTGCAGCAGCAGCCCATGCGGGGGGGTCAACATCATTTGATAGATCCCCTGCCAGCGGATCTTGGTAATATTGGTTTTTTGGAGCGTCGATCCGGTTATCTAAATAGGCATCCTCTGCTTGTCGCTGTTCTGCCCCTTGTTGAGTTTGGATATCTTTCCCTGACGCTTCCATTTCAGCTGCAAGTTCAGTAATAAACTCATCGCCTATACCGAAGCTCTCTGCATAATTCATCATCTGCTCTACGTCACCTTGTAGTACAGCAGCTTCCATATTTTGGAGTGTTTCTCTGACGACATTCTCTGGTAGGGGAGATTGCACAATTGCGTTTTTTACTACCCTAGCTGCAACCGTAATTTCTCCTTGAGAGGCACTTTGGTAAGCATCTCTCAAACGGCGAAACCCTTCAGCTTGCCATGCCGTGCTATTCCCTGCGCCTTTCCTTATTGCGTAAACCATAGCGTTCTGAATATGCCCGTTAAGCATAGCTTCAGTATATTTGACAACTATGTCGTTCTCTGAAGACGTAGCATTTTTAGTCATGGGGGCTTGGTTACCGGCTGGGTTGAGCAAGTCAGTCTGTCTACCGTCCTCGCCAAGCACTTGCGGGACATAAAAAACCTGACCGCCCTCTTCTATTCGCTTAATTCCCACTATTTTATTGGGTGTTATTGCTCCATCAGAACTAACCGTTCGGAAATACCCAGCGTTGTTTAGGTTAATAGCACCATAAACCGCTCTCGGGTTGCTGTCTAAAAGAGAGAGTCCATCAACCGATAGCCCGCCGCCTTCTTTTGGTTGAATGGCATTAGGGTTTGTAAGAAGGATTTCGTCTAAAACTCCGCCTGAAGCTTGAGCCGATTGCGTTTCAAAATTATCGAAATCTGCCTGATCCGCATCTAAGTTTGCTTTTCTGGTCGTAGCGATTGTACCTAATCTTGTAGCTTCGCTACTGTCTAGCTCCGCTTGGGCTTTCGGGATTGCGAATGCTACTTCTATCGTTTTATCAATGAGTTCAAGGTCCGCCTTATTGATCTCGCCTTTTAGTTTGAGTCTTTCCAGACGCGTTTTTTCGGGCAACTGCCTTAAGTTATATGACGCAGTGTCCGCTTCATCTTCTGCTTTCTGTAACTGAGCAGGGTACAGGGCTTCCCTCTGTTTCCTTTCCTGCCTAGAGTTTAATATTGCTTCCTTACGGGAAGCGATTTGAGTCAGCTTGTCTGTATCTTGGAGGCGAGTACCAGCGGCAAGTTGGAGACCCGCTATAATTGAATCAGCTACCGTCGATTGAACCATGTTTCACCTATATTGCTAATGCCATGATCGCCATAGATCCAAGGGAGCCTATGGTGGAGTATGTTTGAGCTTTACTAGCGGCTCTTGCAGATTCGTACTGCTGCTGCCTTGCCGCAGCGTTTGCCGCAGAAGTACCTAACTGATTTTGGGAACTTCGATTGACGCCTTGTCCTATGTTGATGAGATCGGACAATAGTCCTGTATTAGCTTCCCGCTGTGCGATTCTGGCATCCGCTACAGACTGTATCCCGCCAAGTGTATTAGAACGCTGGAGACCACGGCTCATCTCTTGCTGCTGGGCAGGCGTTAAATTTGCGCCGTACCGCTGCATATTGCGTTGCGCGATACCGCTGGTTATTTCCGCAGCATTTGTTGAATCCACGCGAGCTTGATCGATCATAGAGGTATCGTTTTGAGCCTGATCTATAAGGTCGAGTTCAAATTGGCGATAATTATTTACATAGTCCTCATACTCTTTCCGTGTGATGTCGGAGTAAGTCTTATCAGGATCAGACACGTTCGGTAGCGAACTAACACTGAAATCAGATCCAAGTGATCCAAGTGATGTGCCCATAATCTCTTGAGCATCAGAATAATATGACATTCTAAATCCCTCCCGCTAAACCAGCTTTTAAACGATCCTGCATATTTGTTGCTGGTTTATACTGAGTGTTCAGATCCTCATCTAAATAAGCGTTGCCGGGAGTAAAAAACTTTCCAGTTTCGCTCTTGTTCTTTAAACCCTGACCTACAAATTTAGATCCTATCTTTACGGCTGCATTTAACTTTGCTTGTGCTACGTCTTGGTTGGCTTTTGCTCTATTAAGGGCCGTAGAAGTCTCAAGTCTACTTGCTTGCGCCATGCCGCTTTGGGCATCAGCAGCTTGCCCTCTGGCAGTGCCAAGCACGTTCGTTCGCATTTTATTTTGGATATCAAGGCCACTTCGTTCGGCAACCCCGAGCTGCCCTTGCAGAGCTTGGGCCATGTCGCCACCAGCGCTGACGTTTTGTGTCTGCTGGTACGAAGTGCCAGATGTTAGAGCCTGCATCGTATCGGCATTCGCTCGACTTCTAAGAACGCGAGCCTGATCTTCGGTCATAGACTTGTCGCGCATCTGTTGGAGTAGCGGGTCGTACTGTTCTTTGAAGAACTTATACTCGGCCTGTGCTACAGCCGCGTTCGCTTTATCCCCTTCCGAGGCCTCGTAATCTTGTTTATTAGGACTACTTCCCATTAGACATCCCTCGTGTAAACAATGTGGTCTAGTAACCACCCGTCGTTTTCTAAGTAGTCGATCATCTGTCTTACAGCTGACCGTACTTCCATTTTTTGCAGCCCGGCATCTCGTGCCTTCTGCTCAAAGAAAGGCAGGTAATATGCTGCTTTCTTTTCTCCTCGATGCCTTGCCCAAGCAAGCCAAACCAAAAGTGTTTTGTCGCCCGTAAACCGATCTACCTCTACTGTTGTGACAACGAACCCTTCGCCGGTAATCCATAACAGGGCTTGACCGTTTACGCATTCCGCGTACACATCCTCTGCTCGATATGTAAGTGCAGGAGTCCCGTCTAGGATCTCCTGCACTCCCTTGGATACCCAATCCCACTCTTTGCGGATATCTGCAAGGTACGGATCACCTCCTTGAGTAACGGTTTCTGGTAAATTTATATGGCTTGTGAACTCCTCCATAAGCAACCTTCCTAGATACTCTTACATCACCTTGTCTAGCCTTACGTTCCGCGTAAACCAGACCCTCATTAAATAGGGAGCCGTATACCTGCGCCCCTGCATAATCCGTCCAATCTTTTGATGGCATCCGTAGAAGCCGAAACAATGCGCCGTTAATAATTGCCTCGCGGTAGTCACTCATGACCCCATCATCACAGGCAGTGGAGGTGTAAGTAGGTTTCAGGACTGCGCGTATTATGGTCGAGCTTACTTGCGTTAAGTTCGGCACAGGTACTAACCAAAAAGTGCTGGGGTTCTGCTTGACGAAGTACTTAGGTCTGCCAGCATAGTTAGAGTCCCGCCACTTTGGCTCACGTTGCTCAAGCAACGCAGTTGTAATAGCTTCGATCTCTTCGCCCAAGTGAGTGGCCCACAAGATCTTACATACGCTCGTCTGGGGAGGAGGCTCTAAGTCGTACTCGTATATATTGGCGACAGTCGTAACAGGGTCTAACTCCTGCTGATACGCTTCTGACTTCTCACAGAACTCAATGACCGCTGCTCGGATATTGTTTTCGATCAGCGTGTCAGGACATCCCGGCACCATTGGGATTATCTCAGGTAGAAGTGACTCATAAGAAGTAGCCATCTATTTACCCCACTTGCTGCCCGACTTGAGCGCCGGTTGTGATCCCCTGTGGCCCCATATCAGAATTCGGGCTAGTAATAATGTCTATCTGGCCTTTACCCGTAACGCTGTTGATGAACAGGTTGTAATGGGTGCTAGCTCTCTGGGAGTTACCGGCGTACTCAGCGTCTTTCGTGTAAGCACGGAACAGCGCGTAATCGACTACGGCATTACCGTAGATGTCAGGCACTTCGAGATCAGTTCGAGCACCTGTTAGGTCAACAGAAAGTGGATTGCTACTGTAGATGATTTCCAAATAAGCACTGCCTGCTACACCCGGATATACATAGAAGTTGCGGGGGTTAGACTCGTCGTAGACGAAATGTTTTACGGTTGCCCCATGAGCTGCGTCCCCTGTAACAGCTGGGTCGTGCCAAAGTGGGGTCTGGGCGTCCAGAACTTCCCGGCTAACCAAACGAACAGCTCGTCCCCCATTGCCCCCTGATGCGGCAGACATATTGCGGACGACTCTGAGCAACCTGTTTCCAGAGGTAGGAATAGACTGCTTTGTCCCCGTCACAAGAGTTACCGTTTCGTTAGCAGCACTCGCGTCAGGCTTTAACAGGGCGATTTCGCGTTGGGCATCGTTAACCCACAGGACTAACTCCCCAGTGACAGGCCATCGGATACCGGTCGTGTCTTGCAGCGTAGTCTGGACTCTATCGATAACACTTTGAACAGTGACTGCCATTTATCTACCCTCTATGAATTAAGAACTTGTTCCCAAGCCGCGTCTCGTTCGTCGCTAACGACGGTTCGGCTCATTAACTTGTTAACTACCTGAGATTTAGGACCGCCGTCTGCCTTGAAGTTTGCTGGATCACCTTCTTCAATAAGCTGCTCTAAACACTCGATTAGTTTTGGATCGACCTCATGACTTACACTTTCTTCGACTACCGGCACTTCTTCTTCGATAGTAATTTGGATTTCCGCAGGGGCTTGTTTTTCAGTTTCCCTGACTTCTTTTGCCCCCATTTGAAGAGCCAGCAGGCCCAACTCGTCGGAAATATTCTTCTCGATTCCGGGGTAGAAAATCGCTGCTGCTCCACTCGTTGTGGCAACGCGGATTTCTTTCTCTGAGATTACCTTCATATATAATCCTTAAAAAAGGCTCCCCCCGAAGGAGGAGCCGTATCTCTTACTGTGCAGTGTCTAAGGAGATAACCCCAAAGTCTTGAACAGAACCGCTAATGTCGGAGTTGTACTTAGGCTTACGAAGGCCGAAGATTTTACCGATGCTGATACCTTGCTGGTTTCCATAGTCGAACGTATCTTCGACCACTTCAGGAAGACCAATGTCAGCCATAGCCAGTGCTTGAGCACCACAGAACAGAGCGCGACCGCCGGTTACATCAGCGTCAGCACCCCACTTGTAGCCAGCCGCGCCAGCATTGCCAGAAGTACCAGTGGTAGCACCACCAGTGTTAAACACATGGCGGAACTCGTGAACCATGATCCCATCAACCATCAAGCTTGAAGAACCAGAGAACAAAGAGTTGCTTGAACCACGGACGCCTGCGTTACGGACGTTAGCCAAGAAGTCTGCATCGAGCTTCAAGCCTTTCATCTGCTGTGGCGTTACGAACAGGTGGAACACCTCGTCGCCGCCAGCACCACGAATACCTCGGAGGTAGTTGTCCTTGGCGTAGGCTTTCAACTCAACGATCGTTTCGTACTGCAGCTTGTCGGCAGCAGCCACTGCAGTAGTGTCACCGGCAACCAGACCAGAAGTAGCATCCCATCGACGATGACGAGCAGCAGTAGGCGCAGAAACATCTGAAGCAAACTCTAAGTCAACAAGCTCAAGGCCAGCAGTACCAGAAGTCGCCCTCAAAGCACCGTTGTTCTTGTGAGTGTAAGCAACGCCAGACAGGGTTAAGAACGCGAGCTGGTCCATTCGGTCAGCCATTGCATAAGCAAGAGCGTCACGAGACTGTTCACGGAAGTTAACTACGGTCTTTTGGTCAGCCATTCGACCAGCGATTCGGTTAGCGAAACGTAGCTGATCTAACTCGATGGTAATGTCATAAGCGCGTAACGCTTCTTCATTACCTTCCAAAGTATTATCGCCCGTTACACCGTCTCCGGTCATGTCGGCTAAAAGCGTAATAATTGCTTTTGTACCTTTGTCGTTTTTAGTCAACTCAGTGACCCGCTGGACCATAGCGTTTTGACCAGTTCCTGCGAACTGATTGATGAAAGACATATTACGAGCAACGCGCCAGAAGTCTCTGCTCCATGCGGTAAGTTGCCCTGCACTCAGGGTGGAAAAGTTAGTAAGAGCCATTTAGGGCCTCCTTAGACGTACAAGATTTAAGAGCATCATTTGATGCGGTTCTAGCCGACTTAAGGAGCGGCTAATCCGTAGCTTCGTATCGTGAAGCAACGTATTAGCGTGTTAGTAACGAGGGACGACCCCGGCAGGTTTAACGCCTTTTTGCAGGCGGAGGTTACGTTTTTTACGGCTACGGGC